AATTGTTTTCTTACTCTTACTTATGATGAGGAGCATGTTCCTGAAGGTCGATCTCTCCAGTACTCGGACTTCCAATCATTTATGAAGAGGTTGCGCGCGCGTTTTCCTCGTGTGCGTATTCGTTTTTATATGTGTGGTGAGTACGGTGAGGAATTTGATCGACCGCATTACCATGCTCTACTTTTCGGTTTTGATTTTTTGGACAAGGTTGTCTTGTCTCGTTCTTCGTCTGGTCTTACTTATTACCGTTCGCCCACTCTGGAGTCTCTATGGCCTTTCGGTTTTTCATCGATCGGCGCTGTCACGTTCGAAAGCGCGGCTTATGTTGCTCGTTACTGCATGAAGAAGGTGACGGGGTCTTTGTCGGATCGTCATTACGAGGTTGTGGACGTCGAGACTGGCTTGATATCGAGTCGTACTGCAGAGTTCAACAAGATGTCGTTAAAGCCCGGTATCGGGGCCAGTTGGCTCTCCCGTTTTCGTTCTGATGTTTACCCTGCAGGTAAGGTGATTCGTCCTGGTGGTGCTTCGTTTAATTCGCCCAGGTATTACGATAAGTTGTTCGAGCGTTTCAATGCTGCAGAGGGTGATATTGAGGACGAGCTTTTGAAGTTCAGGCGTTATTTGGTCGGTCTTGAGAATGCTGCCGATCAGACGGATGCAAGGCTTGCGGTTCGTGAGAAGGTTGCCGCGGCAAAGCTCCGTACTTTAAAGCGTTCTATTTCTTAGTGGAGGTGTTGATATGTTGCGTCAAATCGTTGCTGTGAAAGACTTGGCTCTTGGTGCGTTTCTTCCTCCGTTTTTTGTTCCTGCGGTTGGGGTTGCGGTGCGCCAGTTCGGTGATGAAGTAAAGAAGGCTGATTCCCCGATGGCTGGTCATCCTGAGGACTTCGAGTTGTTTCACTTCGGTGTTTTCGATGATGCTGGTCATTTTGAGATTTTCCGCGATCCTGAGCGTCTTGCTCGGGCTGTTGATTATTCCAATGGAGGTTGATCATGCATCGCAATCAGAGTGTCAGTGTTCATCAGTTTGCTATGGTGCCTCGCGCGGATATTCCGCGCTCGTCGTTTCGTCGCCAGACTACTCACAAGACGACATTCGATTCGGGTTATCTCGTGCCTATTTTGGTGGACGAGGTTCTTCCGGGTGATTCGTTCCGTGTTCGCATGACTGCTTTCTGTCGTTTGGCTACGCCGATTTTCCCGGTCATGGACAATTTGCATCTGGACTCGTTTTTTTTCTTTGTTCCCAATCGGCTCGTCTGGGACAACTGGCAGAAGTTCATGGGTGAGCAGATCGATCCGGGTGATTCGATCGATTTCACAATTCCCCAGACTACTTCGCCCAATGGTGGCTACGCCATCGGTTCTCTGCAGGATTACATGGGCCTTCCAACCGTCGGCCAGGTGCCCGGCGGTGTTGGTATTGAGCATTCCGCGATGTTCACTCGGGCTTATAACCTGATTTGGAATGAGTGGTTCCGTGATGAGAACCTGCAGGATTCTCTCGTCGTTGACCGTGATGACGGGCCGGATTCTCCGTCTGACTATGTTTTGAAGAGGAGGGGGAAGCGTCATGATTATTTCACTGGTTGTTTGCCTTGGCCTCAGAAGGGTGATTCAGTGCCCCTTCCTCTGGGTTCGGCGGCGCCCGTTAAGGGTATCGGTCTTGCGACCAATGCCTTTGCTTCGACTGGTAATGTCTACGAGACGGGCACTTCCGGTACGGCAAGTTATCCTGCCGCTACTGCCCAAATCGTTCCTGCGGGTGATCTTTACGTTCATCGGGACGTAGCCAATGAATTCGGTGCGGGGACGGATCATCCGGCGATCTATGCCGATCTTTCGGAGGCGACTGCGGCGACAATCAATCAGCTCCGTCAGTCTTTCCAGATTCAGAAGCTCCTCGAGCGTGATGCACGAGGCGGTACTCGTTACACCGAGATCGTGCGGTCCCATTTCGGCGTCGTGTCTCCCGATGCCAGGCTTCAGCGGCCCGAGTATTTGGGAGGCGGTTCTACTTTTATCACTGTCAACCCCATTGCTCAGACTTCCGGCACTGGTGCTTCTGGTACTACTACCCCGGCGGGTACTCTTGCGGCTATGGGTACTGCTCTCGCCGGCGGCCATGGTTTCACTCAGTCTTTTGTTGAGCATGGAATGATCATTGGTCTCGTCTCGGTTCGTGCTGATTTGACGTATCAGCAGGGTTTGCGTCGCATGTGGTCGCGTGAGACTCGTTACGATTTTTATTTTCCTGTGTTCGCGAACCTCGGTGAGCAGGCGGTCTACAACAAGGAGATTTACATTCAGGGCGATGGTGCCGCTGGTGATGATGCGGTTTTTGGCTATCAGGAGCGTTGGGCGGAGTACCGTTATTTCCCGTCGATGATTACTTCGCTGTTTCGTTCTACGGCGGCTTCCACGATTGATCCCTGGCATTTGGCCCAGAAGTTTACTTCGCTTCCGGTGTTGAATGATGCGTTTATTCAGGATACGCCGCCGCTTTCACGTGTGTTGGCTCTCGGTACTGCTGAGAACACGAAGCAGCTGCTTTGTGATGCGTTCTTTGACATTGTGTCTGCGCGTCCGATGCCGGTGTATTCGGTTCCCGGTTTGATTGATCACTTCTGATCATGGGGCTCTTTGATTTTCTGTCTGATATTCCTATCGTCAGTGATGTCATTGACTTCGGTCAGGATTTGTTTGGCGATGATGGGATGCTCGGCAAGGGTTCCTCCGGGGGATTTGATCTTGGTGGCACGATCAAGTCTATTTTTGATGCGGTTAAGCCGTGGTCTCCTGAGATTGTCGGTGCTGCGTCTGCGTATGGTTCGCTCGAGGGCCAGAAGTCGGCCAATGAGACGAATATTGCTCTTGCGGATAAGGCGACGGCGTTTAATGCTGCTCAAGCCGGTCTTAATCGTGATTTTCAGGACTCTCAGGCTCGTCGGCAGATGGACTTTCAGGCTGATCAGACTTCTAAGCAGATGGGCTTTCAAGAAAGGATGGCGGGTACCGCGTATCAAAGGGCTGCGGCTGATATGAAGGCCGCTGGTTTCAATCCGATGTTGGCGCTAATGAAAGGTGGCGCAGATTCTCCTGCAGGTGCTTCTGCTTCGGGTGCTTCTGGTTCTGGTTCTTCGGCGTCGTCGATGTTGGCTCGTGTTGAAAATGCTGTCGCTCCTGCTATTAATTCGGGGAATATCGCTTCGAAGGTGTCTCAGGAGCTGCGTAATATGCGTGTCAGTAATGACAATCTGGAGAAGCAGGGTAAACAGATCGATGCTTATACGAAGGTGCTGGAGGCTCAGGTGCCGTATCTTGCTCAACAGACGCTTACTTCTAACACTTCGGCTATTAATATGGGTCATCAGTCGGCGTTGCTTCGTAGTCAGTTGGAGCGCGTGAATTACGAGATTGATAAGTTGGTGGCCGAGCGTCGCAATATTGAGTCGGAGACGGGTCGTAGGCGTTTTGATCTGGAGCGTTTGATGCCGTTGCAAGAAAAGGCTATGGATATTCAGGCTCAGTTGATGGGTTATGAGATTCCAGGTGCTCGCAATCGTGCGACTGCGGAAGGTTCGTCTTACTCGGAGGGCTTGCGGCCGTATATCAAGGATATTTTTGGCGCTGCTGGCGCTGCTGGTTCAATTGGTCTTAGGAGGCGTTGATGGCTAAGTCTGCTTTTGTTCCTGTGTTCGTTCGTTCTCCGAATAATTACGATATGAAGGAAGCTTCGGACGCTTCCGGGTTCGATTTCGGGGGTGAGTCTCGTACTCAACAGCAATTCCGCGAGGAATGCGATATCAATACGATCGTTCGGCGTTTCGGTATTACCGGGCAGGTGCCGGTTTCGGTTTCCACCCCATTAAATGGGGATTTTGTCAATGCGTTGGATTTTCGACAGTCTATGGATGTGATTGTCCGGGCCCGGGAGGCTTTTGATCAGATGCCTTCCAATGTCCGTTCTCGGTTTCACAATGATGCGGCTGAGTTTATGGATTTCGTTTCTGATGAGGCTAATCGCGACGAGGCGCGTAAATTGGGGTTGTTGGTACCCCCCCCCCCGCCTCCGCCCGAGGTCGTCCCTACGCCCGTTAGGATCGTTCCTGAGGCTACTGCCGATAAGTAGGGCGTTCCGGTGGGGGG